CTCGCACCCACTCGTCTACCCGGCGGCAGGCCTTTCGACCATTTCCGGAACGATAGCGCTCAGATGCGCTTAAATTCTTATGCTCGAATCGGTATATACGCCTAACGGGAAGTTAGACGCAGACGGGACGGTCTACGAACCACACCTTGAACTCTATCCCAACATCGGAACATAGTTCCGTAACGCACAAGTACGATTCGTTTCTGACGAATCGGCCTTGAGGTCATGTTAGGACGCGAATACCAAGGTGTAAGATCGTTTGATTTGATCACCTCGAGAAGGAAAGGAGTCATTAACTTATAATAGGTTAATAGCCACTTTCCCATTATCAACGACTCTCTTATATTCTCTCCAACTAAGGGTTCATAGATACCCAAGGAAGGATTGAAATCTAAGGTTGTACGTGATAACAGTTCCTCTCGAACTACAGCAACGTCCTGTTCTGTAACAGGGCGAGGAGCATAGAAACTATGCCACCATAAATGCGGTAGTGGAAACGGACCTTTTGGGCTAGTCAGAAGCAAATGATACCTTTTCCAACGTCTACCTGTACTTTTAGGGTACATGGATTGACCAAGGATTCGGTAACCAGCTCCTAACCACCTAAATGGCTCAGACCTTCTTACAGGTCTGAACTCAGCTACCCTATTTACTAAGCTCCCTATAACGGGGGGAATCAAAGTAAACACGGACTTGAAAGATATTGGAGACAAATCTACCTTTCCCATACGGAAGCGTTTTGCGAACTCAACGCATCCAGTATGAGAAACGAGAGATTTTGGAATAGAGATTTTCACCCCTATTCTCTCCATGATCTCCAAGTAGCGATCCGCAACTCCCTTGTCGGCGATGACAATGTCATCTCCCAGAAGGGCATAGCGATCAAACCATTTTCCAGAGCTTGGAGCTCCAGCACAGTACTGTACGATAAGGTGGTGAGTTAAGGCAAATACAGGCCAAGAGGAGTAAGCCCCTAAGGGCTGACCGACTCTAAACGCTGTAACAGAGCCCTTTCGACCTTTCCTTTTCCAAGGAACGTCAAAGGGGCGACCCCGTATTATACGGAGCCAAGCGGCACTAGCGTCAGGTCCAAAGGCCCACGTTAGTACCTCTCTCTGTAGCCTAGCGGGAAAACGATCCGTAGCTGAGGATAAATCATAGCAGTAAATATTACCACTATAATTTACCTTCTCCATGAGCAAGTCAAGAGGTCTCGTTTGATGGAAAGTTCCATCTTGCGGGATTCTACGTAACAATGCCATGGCCCAATTGTGAATAGGTCTTAGACAAGATTGTCTGATACTATCTACAATTGTAAACATGCGGATCTTCCCCCCACCCTCATACTTCAGCCCTAGCCTACCAAAAGTAGGCAACGCGAATAAGTCGGTTTGACTTATTGGCTTAGGAAGGGCCTGTTCACACATGTCAATAAAAGGGAGAGGATGGACAGAGTCCATCGTACTACCTATAGTATGGACACGTGGAGCATACCAGAATTGACCTAAATCTTGAATGATCTTAGGCCAAGACTGATACTCTCTCCTTTCCTTCTCTCGAAGGCGAGGATTAGAACAGAAAAGGTTACCTGCCATCATAATATATGATGAAGCATCTAACCCAAAGGACATGACGTTAGTCATGGCCTTTAACTTTCCTTTTACGGGACCGCTCGACCAAGACGGCCTCCAGTCTAAACCTATACTCACTTCCCGCGCGCAAGCAGGGAAGCAAGAATAGAGAAATTCTGGAAGCGCAATTCTCAGCGCTTGCTGCAAGGACTTCATAAAGACTTGATCATCACCGAAGACAGAACTAAATCCGCCTTCGACTGATGTCATATCTGGATGAGTTCCTTTACGGAAATACACTCGATGTAACCCGAATATAGTGAGATATATTCGAGCTAAATCTTGTGACTTTCCATCTCGCTTACGTAATATCTTCCTATGAGAGGAGGGTATTATACGAGGCAAACCACCTGATGTACAATTACACCAGGTGGAAGAAGTGTGAGTCTTACCTAGCCCGGGAGATTCAGCCATGAATTTCATAAGCTGAATCTGACAGGCCTTAAGGTATTGTGAAGCAAAGCGCAGTCCACTCTTTTTATAGAGATGGTATATACGCCTAGCTATAACAAGAGTCACAATTGACCATCCTTTGCTATACCGACCCGAAACGATTAGCACCATCCTATTTAAGGATGTCGCTAATCGCCGTGGATGTTCCAACATCCACTGCCAAGATACGCATCGGAGACGCTCAGATAACTTAAACCATTTCATGGTTAATCTTATTTGAGTTCTCGTTTGTGTACCTCTCGCCTGCACCATCTACTCAGAAGTAGACGGAAGGTTGGCACCTTCAGTCAGGTCGTAGCAGAAGCTACTTCACGTTAGACTAGAAAATAGATCCCTTTTT